CATTCAACATACTTGACGAGATAGCAATCACAGGTAAGGGCAAGAACACTTGGATTAACGAAGTAGGGCAAGACTTACTTGATGACAACATCGAGATGTTAATAAAGAAACCCAAGATATACAGGGGTAAAATACGGAATATAGCACCAAATCCACGATTTGCGTTTGTTTCTGTCAAAGAAAAGAACGGATGCGTTAGGATGGAGATACCCAGAAAATATGTAAGATATATGAAAACAAGTCGTATGGTTTACCTAGAACAAACGAACGAAGAAGGAGAAGAAGAACGATATACTATGATTGTTCCAAAGATTGTTTGATAAGCATGATAAAATAAAAGCATATGCAAGAAGCCGACATTTCTGAATCATTGACTTACATAAGTGATGAGCCAAACATAAATCATTTGCGCCACGCTTATGAGCAAACAGTAAACGAGCTAGAACCATATTTCGACTTATGCCGTGATTCATACGACAATAGAAGAAACTACTGGGCTGGGAAATCTCGTGACCAAAGAAAACATGGGGCAGACGCTTTCCCTTGGGAGGGCGCATCTGATATGGAGTCCCATGTTATTGACGAGCGAATATCAAGGCTAGTGGCGTTGTTGATGTCATCCTTGAATCGTGCGAATGTAACAGCATTCCCCGTTGAGGTCGGAGACATTGCTCGCTCAAAGATGGTGTCCGGATTCTTAAAGTGGATGATTAGCTCTGGCTACATCAATCGTTTTGAGAAAGAGATGGAGCTAGGTTGCAACTATTTGTTGGAGCGAGGCATTCTTATTACTCATGTTGGCTGGCAAAGAGAGGACCGCAAGTTTCTTCAAGAGTTAGATTTAATCCAAATTGCCCAGATGTCTCCAAACATTGCTAAAGCAATTGAGAATGGAGATGATGATGCATCACTGATTGCGCTCTTGGAGCAAAGCTTTGATGGCGTTACCCAAAAAAGATGCAAGCAAGCACTCAAGGATTTACGCAAGAAGGGCAAGGCTAAGTTACCAGTTGTAAAAAGAATGGTAAATGCCCCAGAAGTAAAAACACTTGCACCTGACTTTGACTTTTTCTTACCACCCTATGTAACTGACCCGCAAAAAGCACCATATTGTTTTTGGCGAAACTTCTATACTCCACAGGAGCTAGAGCAAAAGGTTATTACAGATGGATGGGATGCTGACTTCGTTGCTGAAATGATTGACAACTACAGGGGTGTAGATGTTCTCGACATAGAGAAGCAGCAAGAAGGACGCAGAAGCAATTTGATTCAAGACTATGGCTACGAGGCTGAAGAATTAATTGAACTAATTTATGGATACCAAAGATTAATTGACCCAGAGGATGGTTCAGAAGGGATTTACTACACGGTATTCCATAAACAATTTAGCGGTAATGAGTCATCTCCAGCATTCGCTATACATGAATTGCTTAATGGATATGAGGATTATCCCATAGTAGTCACAAAATACTCAGAGGACTCTAAGAGACTCTACGACACTATGACTGCTCCAGACCTATTAAGAGGAATACAAAATCAAGTTAAAATAGAAAGAGACTCTAGAATAGACAGGAACAGCTTGGCTACATTACCGCCAATATTGCATCCAGTTGGTCAAGCGCCAACGGACTATGGACCTGCCAGAATGATTCCATATAGAAGGAAGGGTGACCTAGACTTCGGACCAACCCCTCCATTGCCAAGTGGTTCTATAGAAATAGAAACTACACTACAGGCACAGGCAGATAGGTTGATGGGATTAGACGAGTCTCCTATTAGTGGACTCAAGAAACAATACTTGGTAAACAAATTCCTCAAGCATTCCGCAGAAGTTATTAAGTTAGCCTACAAATGCTACCAGAGATTTGGACCAGACAGTATATTCTTTAGAGTAACTGGCTCACCTGACCCTCAGACATTTGGCAAAGGAGACCCCAACGAAGACTTTGATGTAACCATCTCATACGATGTGCTAAACACAGACCCAGAGACACAAGAGAAGAAGCTAGCTCAGATACAAGCACTGACTGCATTGGACCGCAATGGTCGAATCAATGTAGATAATTTGTTGACAGTTATCGCCAACTCTGTAGACCCAGTATTAGCAGACCAAATATTGCAGCCAATTGAGACAGCTCAAGAGCAAGTGGTCAAACAAGTAACCGATGACTTATCTAAGATATTTGCGGGTATTGAAATGCCGGCTAGACCAAATGGCGGACAAATCGCGATGCAAGTTATACAGCAGTATACTTCTCAGCCTGATGTTACTGCTCGTTTGCAACAAGACGAATCCTTCAGAGCCCGTATCGAGAAATACGCAGGTCAATATACATTCCAAATGCAGCAACAACAAAATGCTCAGATTGGAAGAATCGGTACAGAACCAGCACAAATGGGAAACATACAAACCCAAACAATGTAGCATGACATTATTTGGAACACTACTTGGAGCTCAACCCCAGACCCCGAAGGCGTTAGCATACGAAGATTACTTTGTTGACGAGATACTATCTCTGAATGAGGGAAGGGAAAGTCATGTAAGCATTGAGGACTACAGCACTACTGGGGCTTTTGGTATAAAGAATAGACCGAAGAAATACAAAGAGCTACCAGCTAGGGAGGCTGCTAGATTGATGACCCTAGATAAAAGAAAAGAAATACAATCTCAGATTGGTCTTAGGAACTGGGAGCGTATGCCACCTAGTGTACAAATAGCGACTCAAGACTTTCACTGGAACACCGGAAGCTTGTTTAATAAATTCAAGGAAAACTTAATCAAGGGTGATTACGAAAACGCTTTGTATGAAACCTTTGACGCAGTATCTGCATCAGATAAAGAAACTGGCAAGAAGGGAGTGCTACGAGGCTTAGCAAACCGTAGGGCAAAGATGTTCAATAGATATGCTACGCGCAATAAGCTTCCCGTTGTCACGGACTTTGAGTTTAGCAAAGACAAAGACGGGGGTACGAACATTACTTATTACTTCAAGGGAGATAAGAAACCATTGGTAAAGAAAACCTCAAAGGGTATACATCCGGACTCTAAGGGTGCGAGCTCAGAAACAGGGGGCTATGAAAAATTTTCAGTACAAAACTAACAACACATTATGGACTTACAATCAGCAATAGAAGCATTATCAAATCACGAAACATTCGCAGTATTCATACTAACTATAAGAGACCTCAGAGAAGAAGCCATTGCAGAATTGCACAAGGCTGACTTTGAACAAATACAACAAATTAGTGGTCGCATATTGACCTATGACCAAATCTTACAGATGTCTAACTACAAGACTCTCGAAAGACGATTTGGCTAATGTGTTATAATAACTTTATCGCAATCGCTTGGCGCAAAAAAGTGGACAATTATGACAGATGAAATCAAAGGAGCAGTCGCTGAAGCTCTAAAAGAAAATCACAGCGGAGCAAACATCACCCCTGCACAATTAGCTGCAAGGAGAATAAATCAATCTCAACCAGAAGTTCCACAACAAGTGGAAGTGCAGGAAGAGGTTCAAGAGCAGGCAGAAGAAACCGAAGTAGCAGAACCAGTAGCAGAAGCAACCGAACAGGTTGAAGAAGTTGTTGAGGAAGTTGCCGAAGCTACCGAAGCCGCAGAAGTTCTTTCACAGTACAACTTGGATGAAATGTCCGAGGAAGATTTAAGAGACTTATCAGAGAAACTTGGAAGTCGTGCAGTTGCTCGTTATGGCGAACTTACAGCCAAACGCAAAGCTGCTGAAGAAAAGTTAGCTGAGTTACAGGCTTCAATGTCTGAGCAGAAACAAGATATTCTGCAAAGCAAGAAGCCAGTAGAAAACAATCCTTATGCAAACCTAGAATCCATTGAATCCTTGCAAGACAAGGCTCAAGAGGTAAATGAAATAATAAGCTGGGCAGAAGATGTATTGTTTGAATCAGATGGTTACTCAGCTGATGACGTTGTTACGGAGATAGAAGGTAAAGAGGTTACTAAATCGCAAGTTCGCAAAAGCTTACTTCAAGCGAGAAAAGCCAGAGATACATTCTTACCAGACCAACTGAACTCAATTCAGCTAGTTGAAAACGGCAAGCAACTAAGGGCTCAGTTTGAAACCCAAGCAAAGCAAGAGCTTAGCTGGTTACAAGGTGAAGACAACGACACAAGAAAACAATATGAATCAATGCTTAGTGATAAGCGGTTTATATCGTTACAAGATAATGTTGACCCAGATATAGCAGCGCAACTACCGTACCTTATGGCTCATGCAGCCAACAGTATGTATGGTCGCAAGCTTATTCAAGAGAAAACAAATGTTTCTATTACTCCTCCAAAGACAGGTGCTACAGCAGCTCCAACAACAAGTCGTGCTAGTAAAAGTACAAAAGCTTTGGCTGACCTATCCAGTCGTTTTAAAGATTCAGGGAATCAAAAAGATTTCATTAAGCTCAGAACAAAACAACTCGCTAAATAATAACAATTAAATCATTTAAATAAAATGGCTATTTCAGATACATTTAATCCAGCGTTACAACCAGTAACGACTCAAGGACCAAGTGCTTCTAATCGTGAGGATTTGACAGATGTCTTAACAATCCTCGCTCCAGAAGAAACACCTGCCCTTTCATCTGCTAACAAACAAAAAGCTAACGCTACATTTGTTGAGTGGACAGTCGATGGACTATCAAACCCAAGTACCACAGGTATTTCAGAGGGTGCTGATATTACATCATTCACAGACCAATTTGCATCTCGTGCAAGACTTGGTAACTACATCCAGAAATTCCGCAGAGACTTCATGGTTTCTGACCTTCAGGAAGCAGTTGACTCAGTCGGACCAGCTAAGGTTGCCCAAGCAGAAGCTAAAGCAATTCGTGAGCTTAAACGAGACATTGAGGCTACAATCTTATCAGACAATGACCGTCAAGCAGAGACAGGCGCAGTACCTTACAAAATGCGTGGTCTTGGTGATTGGTTAGATTCAGCTGGACCTTCAGATGTTCCTGCTGACTACCGTACACCTGCCGCATCTATTGATGCTAACGGAGCGGCTATCACAGAGACTGAGTTCAACACAGTTATTCGTTCTATCTATCGTGCAAACGGTGAAGCTAATAACTTAGTTCTTATTGCTGACACATCACTTCGTAAACAAATTGCAGATTATGCTCGTTTCGGTGTTGATGTAGCTAACGGAACTAACTCAGGTGTTCGTTCAGTAAACTACGATGGTAATGACTCAACTATCAAATTATCTGTTGAAGTATATCAATCAGATTTCGGTATTGTTTCTATCATTAACATGAATCCTGTTACTAACCCAGAGACAGTTACAGGCGCTAATACAAACCATGACAGAGGTTATATGATTAACCCTGACTTCTATGGTATTCATGAATTAATCCCAATGGGCTCATCTCGTCTACCTAACATGGGTGGTGGTGAGCGTGGTTTCGTTGACTGTGCA